AGGTTGGCTAACCCAAGGCATCCAAGTCCAACCTGCCTGTCGGTCTCCGAGGGGAGATATTCTCCAGAACTTCCAATGCCTGTTTTGCTATGGAGGTCGCACAGACTTCGCATACCCTCAACAAAACCCTTTGACAGGTCGGCGACTTTACAGGCACCGAGATTAACGTGCTGGAGGAGGCAAGTTCCTCGTGATGGCAGGTAAACTTCAAGGCATACGTTGCCTCGGATTCTTTTTCCATTTTTATCGTACTTAGTTTTGTTTAGCCATATGTCACCTGATCTGATGCCATATATCACTGCGTCCCGTGTTGTCTGATCAGAGTTTTTCCATTTTTCATCATTAATGTTGACGCACCTCTTCGCCCATGGGAGTTCGGATCTAGGAGTAGTAATAAAGTCGATGATATCAGGATGATCGAGATCCAAATGAAGAACCACCGCACCATTTTTCCATGTCCCCCCACGTCTTAGTATTTCATTTAATTTTGAATAGATTTTTCCGAACGATACTGGTCCAGAAGCTGTAAGACCTTTTCCGTTTTCACTTCCTTTGGGTCGGAGCTTTGATAGATGGACAGCAACTCCTGCTCCATATCTGAGTGCATGAGAGACGAATCTCCAACTTGCTTCGATTCCATTTTTTCCTTCCATAGAGTCTTCAACAGTGAAGACAGTGCATGACACTGGTAGGCGGGAGGTGGGATCATCAATCCAGTTCTGAACCCGACCAGTTCGAGATATTAAATTTGTCATTAAACTAGATCAGTTAATGTAGGTGGTTTATAGTTTTTGCTCTTTAATACTTTTCCGTCTTCTCTATATGTAGGCTTTCCATCCTCATCTAGTTTTGACATATTACTAAGGTGGACTCGATGTAGAGCTTCATCTAAATCCCAATTCATATTTGCTGCGTATTGGTAGCAGACATATACAAGATCACTGAGTTCTTTAAGAGCATCCTCATGTAAGGAAAGGCTATCTCTAAATAACATTCCCTCAGCTTCTAAAAACTCTTTAAATTCCTCAACGATCAAATTCCGTTGCATAGTCCGGACGTTCAAGGCTTTCGAGTTCTTCACTCCGAATGCACTCCTGAACTCTTTGGCTTGTTCTAAATTCGACTTCATTCTTTAGGTAGTGGATTGCTTTTTCTAGATCGTCTATATCGTCATACTTATGACCAGCTCTACAGACGTATTTGATTACGTTTCCGAGGTGGAAGTTGAGTTCTTGATCACGTACAAAATCCCAAACTTGGATTGATCCACGCCTGTAATATTTGGGTCCGCTTTCATTGGTGGTTTCGGCCATTTAGCTAGTAAGTTATTTAAACTGTTGATTAATACAAAGTTTTGTTTTTGTAGTGCAAGGAAGACGGTTGTAATGTCTTCCTTACTTGTCTCTGGATTGTTTAAGCCATCTGTTAAAAGCCTAAGCTTTAAGTCTTGCTCAACTGTTAATGCAGTAATCGGCTTGGGGATTCCAGAGTACGGGTTCTCCTTTTTCGTGGTCATAGTCATCAGTAGTTAAGATCTTTGCTAGTCGTGCATTCATTAAGGCAACATCTTCCGATAAACCTTTCTCTTTGAAGGCATCTCGTAGTGTTTTCCAACTCCAGCCTTTCTCTTCAAACATCTGGGTAGCTCTCTTGATACCTATACCTGGAATACCAGAGTAGCCATCAGTATTATCTCCAGCTGCACTCTGAACTAGATGCCACTTAGCACCCTCTTCAGGTTTGATGAGTGTGGACTCTTCAAGGTTGTATAACATCCCAGGTATCTGTCTCATGTCCTTATCAGGACTAACAATTATGTTACCTGGATATTTTGTAGCGTAGATACCCATGGCATCGTCTGCCTCAAGTGTAGGCATGGTGATGACTTCAAACTCAGTCTTGAGTTTGTTGATGACACGTTTATAAGCACAAGGCTTCTTTCTATTTCGATGTCCCTTGTAATCCCCTTGAATTTTTTTCCGAAAATTATCAGGGCTACTAAAGAACAAGATGATATCGTCGAATGATCCGAAGTGACGTTGTATCTTTTTAATCTCCCTCATCACACAAGCGTAAGCCTCTGAGAATTTAGAAGTAACAACTATTACGTCATCTCCAAAGTCAATCTCTGTTTCTGCAGCTGCACAACATTTATATACTGTGAAGTCTGCATCAATTAAGAGTTTCATATTTTATAACTGCTAATTGAATTCTTAGTAAGTCCAAGCTTAGTCCGTCCAGGATATCGTTTGCTTTCTATTTCACGAATAGGTACTAAAAATACTTCTTCTGTTTCTACATCTACTACTGCTAAGAAGTCAAAATCAGTTAACAAGTAGGCTTCTGGATTTTTATTTACAACTGATTTTTGTGAATCAGCCTTCAGATGAGTATAAACTTTACCATTTTTGGCGTGTTTATCATTCCTATAAAATGTTTTTACTTGAATCCTAGCTATACCTTTCTCTCCGTGGATAGTTAAGTCATAATTACAAGGTTTTTCAAACCGAACATCATAACCTAGTCGTGCAAGTTTATTAAAGGCTATTACCTCGCCTTGCCATCCTTTCATTTGTGGTTTCCCTTGTTTTCTTGGTTTTCCTAAGTACTCAATGCACTTCGGACCAATTGGCTCCTGACTTAGACTCTGCTGCAATTGGTACTCTAAGGTTGTAATACTCTCCTGATCTAACTGCTGCGTGTTCAAGGGTGAACTTAACGTCATCTATATCTTTTGGTTCGCACTCGTATTGAAGTTCGTCATGAATAAACGCAAGCTGATGAGTGGATAAACCAGCTTCTTTTAATGTTTGATTTGCTATTAGTAGCCATCGTTTTGCAATAACTCCAGCTGAACACTGAAGTAAATAATTAAGAGCTTTATGTTGGCTGTCTACTAGAAGTGTTCTTCCGTCGATAGCCATGATCTTGCCTGTAGCAGACCGCTTCTTAACAGCCTGTAGCAGCTCTGATAATCCAGGTATGGCGGCAATGAACGCTGCACGTACCTCTTTTCCTTTAGCTCTTGCCTTATCTGGTTGTAGTTGTTTATCGACTGATAATCCAATTTTTGCATCACCTGCTCCATATAAGAATGCGTAAGTTACGGTTTTGACATCACGTCTGGTAATTCCAATTTTGTCGGCATTGACTTGGTGAATGTCTCCGTTGAGGAGGATTTCGGCATAGCGTCCAGAATCGTATCTGGCGAGATAGTGAGCGAGCATCCTGAGTTCAATGCCACTAAGATCAGCCCCGCACATAGCCATTCCAGGCGTGGCGGTAAATAGTTTTCTAAATTCTTCATCTGCTGGTACTTGGGCTAGGTTTGGTTTTCTATGAGCACATCTAAATGTGTTTGTTGAGACTGAACAGTGATGGTGTATTCGACTAGATGTCGTACATAGCTTCAGCCATGCGTTCACGCCTACTGATATCATTCCCAATGCTTTCTTTAGTTCCAAGCATCGGAGAAATTTCAGAGCTATATCCGTCCCAATTTCCTTTAGGATAATTTCGTCTACGACGGGCTTGCCGTTCGAGCTTATTGATAACGGCTTCCAGCCATAATGTGTTGTCAGTACCCATGCAATATGATCTCTTGATGTAGGATTCGTTTCTTTTAGGCGGATGCTTTCAGCACCAGCGACATAGCCTTGGGTCCGATTATTTCGTTTAGGATTAAATACTGATCCTGCAACGTAAGGATGCCTGTCTCGTAATACTTGACTAATCTCTTCAAGTTCTTTTCTGAGAGCAGATTCAAGTTCCCATGCAGCGCGTTCATCAAAGTACCATCCATGTAATTCTTGTTCTGTAAGTATGTGAGCTACCTGATGCTCTAGTTGGAGCCAGTCAGATAACGGTGGAAGTGGTCGCATAATTTTGTTGTTACTACAACGTCTTGAGCGCAGTAATCTTCCATCTCTTGACTCCACTCGCTCCAGTCACTCGTCTTTCCAAAATCTCCTTTATACTCTCCTAATCTGTAGCCATAGGATTCAAGTGAATGCCTTCCATAAAGCTGTAGTGGCATATGTCTCCACTTATGCTTATGGTCTATGTCATAGATATTTGGGTGGTATAAACGTGATAGAAGAAGAGTGTCAACAATGCGAGCAGTGGGAGTGAAATAGTTATATAAGTTGCTAAGAGCTGGGAGGTCGAACCCAATAATATTGTGGCCGACGAGCGTATCTGCAACCAATAATTTGCCAATCCCTTCTGAGATGGAATATTTGTTATTCTTTTCATCGTTGTAAGTTTCTACTTTGTCAGTCGTAGAGTCATATATCGCTAGACAATGAATGCGTGTTAAATCGTGCAATAGACCATTGGTTTCAAGGTCAAAGACGATTGTCATTTCTTCTGCCACGAATATGTTTTATCTTTAAACTGAGCTTTCTTTTTTGCCTCCTCGCTAGGTGGCTCTGGTTTATTTAGTTGTGTTGGTTCCTTAGCGTGTTCGTACCATGGATGTTCGTATTCGCTGTTTTCAAAAATCCGTGGTTTCGCTGGTCCCACGTAGAAAGGATGGTGTCGTAGTCTCATTCTCACTAAATCTGCAGTTGGAAAGGTCATATTGAAGTTCTGAGGCAACGCCCACTTCTCCCGAATAGCGGTTTTTCAAAACTCGTAAGGTGGTGCTGCTGTTTGTATCTTGTTGATTTCTTTCGAGAGCTATGAGATTGTCACTTAGTTGACTTATTGAAGCTGAGCCTCTTAATTGTCCCAAGGTAACTCTCGCTCCCTCTTCATGGTTCTTGTCTTGTTGAGTACGTCTAAGATGACTAACTAAAAAGAGATGAATTCCAGTACGTTCAACTAATGACCTTAAGTCAGTCATAGTTTTATCTATCATTCTTCTCTCCTCACCATCTAATCCACTCAACAATATACTCAGGTGATCGAGAAATATAACACGACACTCCAATCCACAGGCGAGATACTCGATGCGTGAATAAATGACTTGAGGATCAAAACTCCCAAACCCGTCATAAAGGTAAAGATTCCAATTACCAATAGAGGATCTATATATATCTTCGAGTTGTCCTTTGT